GTGGGGCGTTGTAGAGGCGCCAGGCACCTGTCACGATGGCCGTCAGCGCCGCGAAGGCGGTCGCAATCGTGGCGGTGACGTGCTGGGTATCGGTAAAGCCGGTGATCGTCGCCACGCCCGCCACGCCGTCCCCTCGCAACTCCTTGCCCACGTCAGTGGCGGCAAAGGCCACCTGTGACGCTGTGAAGATCACGCCCGTGGTGTCCACGGTCAGCGCCCCCGCGCCCGGCGTCAGCGTCCCGGCGGGCTCCGTGTAGGCCAGAAGCGTGGTCCGTTGCAGTGCGAAGGTCCACGGATGGGCCTGGAGGGTCGCGTCCCGGATCGTCGCGTAATGCTCGTTCACGATCCGCGCGCGCTTGGTCGGATCGGTGAAGGCCGTGATCGGGTCTTCGCCGAGGTTGGCGAGGGCCTGGTTCGCGATGTTGACAGCCGTGAGCATCGTCGCCATGGCCGCTAGTTGAGCTGCTCCACGATCATGCCGACCTGGATGATGTCGTTGTCGGCCGTGGCGGCTCCGGTGCACTTGATGACGACAGCGCCAGAGAGCGTGGCCGTAGGGCTGGCGGCAAAGGTGCCTTCCTGCACCGCGCCAAAGGTCGCACGGCCGCTGAGGAGCTGGGTCGCCGCGCCTGTCCGGACGACCGTGAACTCAGCGCGCCAGTTCTGCGCGTTCGGCGCGGCCGTCGTTGGGTTGATGGTGACGACCGTCGCCCCAAAGTTGAACGTCACGGTCTTGACGTTCGCGTTGCCCGCCGTGGTGCCCCAGACGGTGATGGCCAGCGTTTGCTTATCGGTTCCGAGCGCGCCGGCCGCCAGCGTGAAGCTCATCAGGTCGTCCGTGCCGGCGCCGACGTTACCCACCGCCGTGGTGATGACGCCACTCGCCACGACCTTCCGGCGCTTCACCCAGGTGCCCTTGGTGGCGGACGCGGTATCGTAGGCCACCACATCGTCGTCGGCGCCGCCCGCGTAGAGGTGATTGGCATTCCAGTTCGAGGGCCGGACGCGGGTCGTGTCGGCCCCGTCGGCTTTGGTGCTCACGAAGGGATGGGCAACGGCCACGTCAGCCATGGGCAGACTCCTCTCGGCTCAACAGGGTTGGAAACATGGGCGCACGGTGAAGGAGGAGGCGGAGGGAGCGCGCGGCGCCGGCACCCCCACGGCCTCGGGGTTGGGGTTGAAGAAGGTATGACGCGTGGGCCCGGCTTCTCGGAGGTCCATTACGCCGCGACCGCCGCGGGCGATGAAGGCCGTCATCAACTGTGACGAGCCGGCAATGTTCACGCCGCCGACACACTCCACCAGGGTCCAGGTCGTGCCGAAATCCACGGAACGCCAGAAGGCTCCGCGAGTGACCGCAGCGGTGAACTCTTTGACATAGGCCGTGGCGGCACCCAGTACGGGCGAGCCGGCCCGCGAGCCGAAGTTCGCGAAGGCCACGATGGCCCCCTGGTTGATCGACGTCGGGCTCGGCGGATTGAGCGTCAGATTTTGGCGATCGGTCCACGTCGCCCCCGCGTCATCCGAGGTGGCGATCTGCCCCTTGAAGCAGGCGATCAGCCGCGTGGCGTTCACGGCGAGGATGGTTGACGCACCCGGACACGCGATATTGCCGGCCGGAATCAGATGCACCGGCAGGCCGGTCCAGGAGGCGCCATTGTCAGCCGAGCGATAGATGGCCCCCTTATTGATGAGACACCAGAGGCCGGGAGAGGGCGAGCAGAGATGGTAACAGGCCGTGATGTCCGACAGGATTTCCGCCACGCCGATCGTGACAGGTCCGGCAAACGTTGTCCCGCCATCTTCGGAATGCCAGATTTTCGCTGCACCCCCGCCACCGGCTTGCCCGAACACCAGGACATTGGCCCCATCCACCTCGACGGCCGCCGGCCCCCCCACCGCCGTGCCGGGCAAGGCCACTTGCGTCCACGTGGACGTCTCCGGCAAGGTCAGGACCGTATCGGACACGTAGAGATGTTTGCCGCCGCCCCCACTCAACAAGAGCAGGACACGAAACGGCACGCCCGCGAAGCTCGTGACGCGCGCGCCATAGATGTCATCCGAACCCACGGTGATCGCGGTACTGCGCACCGTCGGAAAGGTTTGCCCGCCATCTTGCGACACGTCGTACTTCAACGCCTGGCCGTCCGTGTGCCGGTGAAAGGCGTAGACCGTGAAATCGTCCACGAAGACAGAGGCGGCCGGAAAGACGCCATTGGCGCGTGGCGCCGTCGCGAGCTGCCACTGTTGTCCGAAGTTGATGAGCGAGGCCACTTAGCGTCGCCTCGGGCGCCAGGTCGGGATGTAGTCGCTAGCGGCGGGCGTCGGTGCGGCGCTGGCCCCTTCCGCGTGCCACGCGAAGAGTTGCCCATGCGCCCCGCCCAGTCGCCCGTAGAGCAGCCATGGGCGATAGAGCGTCGTCAGCGCCGCCGCCGCCGCGCCATTCGTCGGCCAGACGAAGACGTGCCCGGCAGCGCCCCCGCCCAGACGCCGCCACGCGAGGATGCGGCTCATGCGTAGGCGCCTGCTCGACGGATCGGGATGGCCGTCCCCGCCGCTTGAGTGCGCAGTTCCAGCGCCACCGCCGCCCACAGCACACTACTCGCATAACTCAGCGTATTCGCCACCGCCGCTGGGGTGGGTGAAGGATTGTCCACAAGCGCCCCAGCAACATCCGGCGAGCCGTCGCCGAACGCGTACTTCGTCGTGCGGAAGATCCCCGATGAGGCGACGTCGAACGCCGCCTGTCCCGTGTCCTCGTTGCCGAACCCGACGACCACCATGTTGTTCGAGTCCTGCGTCGTCAGGTTGATCGTGGGATTGGTGCCCGTGCCCGTCGCGTACACGATTTGCCCGAGCGACTGCACGTTGGGGTACTCCACGACGCACGCGACACCGACCGCGTTCGCGGTAAAGGTGACTGACACAGAGGTCAATCCGGCTGCGGCATTCCGCAAGCTCCAGCACTCGACGTTGATCTTCTTTGTCCCGCTCGTGTTCTGGACGCCCCCTCGACGGCTCAGGTTGTAGGTGTCCACCCCATCCGTCGCCGTGACTGTCGAGACGGTGGGCAAGGCGTTCGGATCTTCCCCGTTCTGCACCATGACGACGAGATCCGTCCCGGCGGTCGTCGCGGTGATGGGGACGACGATGGGCGAGGAATGCGCGAAGTCGGTCGTCTTGTTGCTCGCCCAGTGGAGGCAGCGGATGTCCGAGAGATCGCCGGCGCGGAAGGGCTTGATGCGCGCCGTCCCCGTTCCGGTATCCACGAGACCTCGGATACTCGTGCGAAGACTTCCAACAATCGCCGTGTCCGTCACCGGCCCAACACTCACGATCCCGTTGAGCCACCCGCTAATGCTGCTGCCATCAGCCTCGATGCGGACGATCTCGCCCGCGACAACGTCAGCGGCATCCGACGAGCCGAGTTGCGTCGCTGTGCCAGCGATAAACTTTTGGAGTCTATGTTCATTGAGGGGCGTGGTCGTCTGAACGGCGCGATAGTTGTAGTTCGTCAGGGTTGTCGTGGAGTCTTTCCGACACTCCACACCAAAGTAATTGTAGGTCGAAGTACCGAGCGCGGTCGCGCTCAGCACCGCCTCACAGTAGTGATCGTCGGTGGCAAGGTCGCTATCGGCTCGCGCGACCGCCGAGCTCGCGCGTGTGATGATACTCAGTTCGGTGCTGACGACATCCGCATCCCCGATGAGTTCCGTCCACGACAGGTCCGGCCCCAGCGTGTCGCTGTCGGCCGTGTTGAAGCTCTCGACGATGGTCGAGCCACCCCGAATCGGGCGGAAGCTGCCCCAGCGCTGGCCACCGAGCCAGATGGTATACTGGCCATCCTTCGAGGGGCGCATCGGACGGTAGCGCGTGCCGTCTTCTCGTCCGTGCAGGATCAGCAGTTCGGCGAGGATGTCTCGCAGGCGCGTCGCCTCTGGCAGGATACCGAGGGATGCTCGGATGAGTCCTGGCAGCCCAGGGCGCTCGGTGTCGGGGTCATCCCCGAGATATGGCCCGATGCTCGGGTCAGGCGTTTCGATGGCGAGGAGCGCAAAGCCCGCCGCCTGCGTACAGTCGGCACGGAGATCTATGGCGGTCCACGTCTTCAGACCATCGACGCCCTTCGGGCGGAAGGGGTCATCCTCTGTGCCGGTGCCGACGTAGGGCGCGAGGTAGTGGTGAGACATCAGGGCGTCTACAGATCGGTCTCGATGGTGACGAGGAGATCATCCGACGCTGCCGCCGTGGCCCGGAACGTGATGTTGTCACCGTTGAGGTCGCTGGCGGCAAAGTCTACGCGATAGATCCCGAAGGCGACTTCCGTCACCGCCGAGAGGGCGCCCGCCGCGAACGCACCCCCGTCAATCGCCCGTGCCACGGTGACGGTCAAGCCCGTCGCGGGCGCATGGTTGGTCGAATCCGTCATCAGGAACTTGAAGTTCGCCATCGCGACGTTCTTCTTGATGCCGCTGTGGATTAGGATGCGCGTCCCGCTCAGATCCACGGCCGTTGTCGGGCTGCCAATGTTGGCCCAGTCGAGACCGGCTTCGCCTCCGGCGCTCACGTCGAGCGTGCGCCCGGCGACGGTCGGGATGAGCGGAAGGGCAACCGTCGCCAGCGCATTCCACGCGAGCGCATCGGCTTTGATGTTCCCGCCCGCTGTGAGGGCGGCGGGCAGGCGTGCCTGAATATCTGCAATCTCCGTGTCTACGAAGTTATCTACGGCATCGATGAGCGTCTTGAGCGCCGACAACCCATCCGTCGCATTCGCCAGATCCACCGCCGCCGCCGACGCTTGGATCGTGAACTCGCCCACCACCTCGCCCACGACGGACACGCCCCCGACCGTGCCGGTCGAGATGTAGATGGCGTAACTCTTCCCCACCTCATAGCCGTTCCCGCCTGTCGCGACGATCGTGGCCTGGTTCATACCCACGACAGTCGCGCGATCGACCTGCACGCTCACGCCCGCCGTGATGGGCGTGGCGTTGTTCTCTTCGAGGACGGACAAGACCGGCGTGCCCGCCAGCGTCGTCGGGATGCCTGTCGCGAAGGCTCGTGTGGTAAAGAAATGATAGAACGTCTCGCCGAGGGTGATGTCTCTCATGCAGCGAGTCCTCCATGCCCTGCGAGTCGGAGGCCACCGCCACCGGCCGCAATCGCGACCTGATCGTCAAGGAGCAGTTGCATCTGGGGAACGGACGTGGTGACATCGTTCGTCCAGTCTGTTGTGCCGTTCGCTTCCGCGTAGTACCAACCGGCGCCGCCGAAGCGCGCGGCGTTCAGAATCGTGCCATGACCATTAGCGTTCCCGACCTGCAAGGCTTGCGGAGCGATCGCACCAGCCGAGAACGTGAACACAAACCGAAGGGCCGTCGCCTTCGGGATGGTGTAGGGGCTGGTCAGATAGGCGCCTACTCTCCCGCCCGTGCGCGTGAAGAGAATGGATGTGCTGCTGGCCTGCGTCGTGCCACCCGGCACCGTTCCGTCATCGAGATACACTTCAAATCCAGCGAGCGTCGATGCTCCGCTCGAGAATTGTGCCCCGTAGATCTTGATCTGCTCGGTGAACGCATCCACCCGTAGGCCCTTGCGGTTCGTCGTGCTGCTCGGAGCGGCAGAGGTGCCGAGCCCGCGTCCGCTCACCGTCCCGTCGGTGTACTCAATCACATGGGCGTAGGCCGAGGACACAATGGCGTCGGCGATGAATCCGTTGGCCGTCGTCCACGACGAGTAGAGTTGGCGCATCATGTCGGTAAAAGATGTGTCGCCGAGGGCCGTGAGCACCGTCGCGAAGTCGGTCACATCACCGTCCGCATCGGCGATGATGAACCAGTAGTAGGTGCCCGCCACCATGGCGAAGTCCGCCGGATTGATCTGGTGCCAGCCGATGAAGGTCGCATCCCCGTTCGGGTCCATGGACCCCGACGTGTGTAAGGTCGTACTCGGCAACACGGTGGTGGCCGTCGCGTTCCGTAATTCAAAATTGATATCGTTGACATTCACTGCCGTGCCCGCCGACGCTGTGAGGTAGAAGTAAATCTTTGCGAGGGTCTTGCCGAGGCCCATCACTCGCTGCCCCATCCCGGCCCCGGCCGAGTTGAACGTATAGGCCGAACTGAGCGCAAGTGTTAATTGCGACGGCGCCGAGGTACTGAAGTAATCACCGACGGCCACTTGGGGAGCGAATGTCGCGCCGGACCACGCGCCCCCATGGATCGCGGGTATCCAGAGTCCCTCCGGCGAGCGCCACCATTCCTCATTGCCCGTCGGGAGCAAGCGACCCCACTTCCGGTCGAGAAAGTACGGCACGCCAACCTCGCCCGTCGCGGCGAGACCCCGGACTTTCTCCCACCGGCCAATCAGGTGCATTTATTGCACCTTGAGCGGCGCCGGGTCGCTGAAGTCCACCGTGAACGTCTTGCCTACAATGAGATTCGTATTCGTGAACCCCGGACTCCGGGCCGCCCACCATGCCAGCAACATTTGCAGCACCGTGGTTGCCTCGGGCTTGAGCGTCGGATCAAGGAAGGTCTCTACATCTTCCAGTGACGGGAAGGTCAAACCGTAGATCGGCGGACTGCCGTTGAAAGCATACGTCAGTGAGACCGAGCCGTCACCGTTCTTTGTGAACTTCGTCAGAGTCATCGTTGCCATCGTCAGTTCCTCGCTTTCGTTGTAACTCCGTTCACGCATACGCCCCAGCCCGCGGGATCGTGATCGGCGTCCCTGCGACGACGCTCCGCAGTTCCACCGCCACCGCTGCCCAGTCCTCTGGCGTCTGCGCGTGCGTCATGGTGGCCGCGATCGACGCCGCCGTGGGGGCAAGTCGGTCGATCAGGCCGAAGGGGACATCCATCACGGGGCCAAGGACATAGTCCACCCCACGGAGGGTGCCCGCACTGGCGGCCGTGTACGCGCCCGTCCCCAACCCTTGATTCGCCAGCCCCGCGACGAGTCGATTGTTGCTGTCCTGGGTCGTGAGGCTGACTGTGGGATTCGCCGAGGTGCCGCTGGCCGTTGCATTGATGCCCACGCTCTGGGGATTGGCATACTCACCGCAGATGGCTCCCCATGCCTGGGCGGCGGCGACCGTCACGGTGACCGTGGTAATGCCCGCCGCGACCCCGCGAGCGATCCACGACTCGACACGCACCGTGCCGTTCGTGATCGCCGCGACGAAGCTGAAGCTCGCCCCCGTGGCCGTGATCCCCGTCACGCTCGTCGGAGCGGTCGCATCGCCAATCGCGACCTTCACGACGAGATCACTGCCCGCCACCGTGGCTGGGATCGTGATGGCAACGCTCGTGCCAGTCCCCAAGTCAGGCGTTTTGGCGCTCCCTTTATTCACGAATTCGATCAGACCCTGGGCTTCCTTGAACGCTGCAATCCACACCCTGGCGCTGCTGGCGCCGCTTTCGGTGAAGCTGCTGTTGTATGTGCCCGTGGCCGTGACCAGGCGATAGGCTGTCGCTCCGGGCCAGAAGGACGCGCCGTTCGTGACTTGATCCAGGAGCGTGAAGCTCGCGCCCGCCGTGTGCGTGGCCGGATTCGACGCGGAGTTCCCGCCGATGAATCCCACGAGGAACGCATTCGCGGCCGTGGTCAAGATCCCAGGGGAATCGAAGGGCGAGGCGGCATCCGTCTGCCGCGCGCCAAGATCGAGGATCACCATGGTCCGATCACTCAGAATCTCGACCATCCAGATGGACGGCTGACCGGCACTCGTGATATTCAGCGTGAAGGTGTGTCCCGTGCCGCCAATGATATTCGTCGCGTAATACATGCGGGTGACTGGACTCGACCCGAGTTCCGTTTCGATCGGAGTCCAAGTGTTCCCTTTGGAGTCCGTGAACGAGACGAACGGACCGCCCGCATTCCAGTCGCCGCACAGGACGATCGTGCTGCCGGCGGTCGTGGTCCGCGAGGGCGTTGTGACCGATACCGCACTGGCGGACGCGACGGCGGTGACGCCGAGGCTGAGCGCCATTAGATCCCGTCGCGGGAAATGACGTATGTCACGAGCCTGGGTTCCCGACGAGCGCGGCGGGATCAATGTAGTCGCAGGACTTGAACACGCCGAACATCGGATCGCCAAACACGGCATTGGTGCAGGGGGTGCCATTGGTCAACGTTTTCTGCACGTAGACGGTGTTGGCTCCGTACCGCACGGCCGCCGTCCCCTGAAACGCGCACACGCCGTTTTCGACCGCGCACCGTGTCCAGACCGAGGGCAGCGAGGTCGTCGGTGGTGGTGGCGGCGGGGGAAGAGGTGGCGGAGGCGTGGGCGGAAGAATGACGAAGGTGACCAGAGGAGACGACGTACCTTCAACGCCCAACAGATTGACGGCCACGACGCGGAGATAATACTGCCCAGGTGTCGTGGGACACGGCCACGACCAGGTCGCAGCGGGTCCGACTCCGGCGGGCACCGTGGCCACCTTCAAGCCGGGATCGGTGGGGCTGGTCGCCAGGTAGACGTTGTACTCCTTGAGCGACCACGACACAGGACAGGACACGCCCGCGGGCGTCTGCGCGGAGGCCGGGACCGTCAACGCGGCGAGCAGCAACAACACTCCCCATGTCAGGTGACGCCCACCTGAGAGGCCAACCGGACGCGGCGACTCCTTCCCACGACGGAGGACCGGTGGTCGTCCTGTTCGTAAGTGGAGTGACGGAAAGAGCAGCATGGGGAGTTACCCTCCTGTCAATCGCACGGTGGCGGCCTCGTGCTGGAGCCAGCGGAGCGCCTGGTGACACGCCAGCAGCAGGGCCTCCGACCGGGTGCCCGTATCCACGGGGCCGATCGCGGTATGTTGATGGCCCCGCCAGCGGACACGCACTCGCCACTGTGTCATGGCATTCGTCGGCGTGAGCCGCCCGTGCCAGCGGATCTGGAGATACCCGCCCTCGCTGAGATCCGTGAGGGCAAGGATCGTCCACGCGAACTGCTTCTCAAAGATCGTGCCCTCGACCGTCAGCGGTACGCTCGCGATCATCGTCTAGCCCGCCGTCCAGGTGGCGGGCTGCACATGATCGTGGTCCCCTTCCCGAATAAGCTTGAGCCCCAGTCGTCGCGCGCGCTCCATCGTGAGCGGCAAGGCTTGTGGCGTGTCATACACCACGTCCACCGCGAGGCCAAACAGATGCGCGGAGTGCGTGACGCCACCCACGGCCGTGTTGTGGCGTAGCGTCCGCGTCCAGGAGGTCACACTGGCCCCCGTGAGAGCGCAAAACGTCGCGGCGGCTTCCGCGAACTCCGCCCGGGTCATCGCGGCGGGAGTTCGACTCGCCCGGCGTCGTCCTTCACGGCGAGTCCTTCCTGTGTACACGTCATCGTGCCTCCCTGGATGCCGGAGCCCCCCATGCGCACGACCCCGTAGATCGACGAGATCGAGATGCACCACGACCGCTCACTCTTGCCGAGGGCTTCCAGCACCTTGTCAGAAGGAGCAAGAGAACAGCCCGTGAGGGCTAAGACCACCACCAGGAAGATCGCCTGCCCCATGGCATCGCTCCTTGTCATGGCCTACCGTAAGCACATCTCGCGGAGAGACAGGTTGGCGATCTCAGCGCACGTGCGGATTTGCTGGACGCGATTCATCTTTGTGAGTTCGCCTTGGAGTGCCGACAGCACCAGCGCGAGCGTCTTATCCGTCTGCGCGCGTGCCTCCACAACTTTCGCGACGCGCTGGTCATGCTCCGTCAGCGCCTGCGGGAGAGCCGCAAAGGGGCTGTGAATCCACCCAAAGTAGCTCGCTGCGATCACGCCGAGCAGGATCGTCGCGAGGCTGCCGCCACTGATCTTCCCTGCGACCTCAATGATGAGCGTCGCGCGTTCGATCCACGCCTTGATGCCGTTGGACGCACCGACGGTGGTCATTTATGTTCCCGCCAGCTCCCGCACCGCCCCCTCCGCCTGCGCCTTGAGACTCGCCAGCCGGGCCTCAAGGGCGGCAACCTGGCGCTGCTTGTCGGCGAGCTGCGCCGCCAAAGTGGCTTCGGCCTGCTCGTGCACGAGCCCCAGCGCACGCCCAGCCTCGGCGGCCCGCTGCCGCGCAGCCGCCATGTCCGTGTCCGCCTGCTGCCGTCCCCGCGCCACCTCCACAGCGATCGCGTCTTGCTCCTGCTTCGCCGCGGCCACGATCCGGGCTGATTCCTCGGTGGCCCCATCCGCACGGAGTCGGGCCTGCGCCACGGCGTCCAGGAGATGGCTGTGCTCCGCCGTCAAGGCGGCCACCCGCTGCTCCACCGCGGGCAGTCCCGCCGTCGCCTCGGCGGCCACCTCCAAGATCTCCTCCAAGCGCAGCAACGGGCGCGCAAACTTGTTCACAAGCGCCCGCGCCAGATCGAGCGCCGTGCCTACATCCATCGTCTCGTCGGCCATGCCGTGGCTCCTTTCGCTTACTTGGTACTGTTGAGGATGAGCCATACGTCCACCGCCGTAACCCCAGCGGCGACCGTCGGGCGGAGTTGGTATGCCTGTTGGAGGATCGTGTGGGCGCCGCTTGAGGTCTTGCCGCTGATCGCGTTGCCTTGCGGATCGCTGAGCGTGACGGAGGCGGCGGCATCGTCGGGATCAGGCGAACCTTCCACACCAACGTTGCCGCCGAAGGCCCCCGACTTGAGAAAGTAGATCGTCTTGTCGCTGTACCCGGCCACGATGGCGGGCTCGATTGTGTCACCCGCGTTGAGGCCGGTCCACTTGAAGATACGGACGGTCCGCTCCCCCAGCGGCGTGTTGACCTTGCTCGGACTGACGGTCGCCATCCTGACTCCTTCTGCGGCGGCCCAGGGTGCCCCGAGCCGCCGCCCGCTGTGGACGTGAACGCGCTAGATGCCGCCTGGCCGGCCGATCTGCACCACCAACACGAATCGGCCGGAGAACTCCTGGTCGTTGCAGGCGATGAGGATATCGGTCTCGCTCGTGGCCTCGTAGCCGATGCCTTCCTGCCCGAGCGTGCCCATGACGTTGAAGCGCCCGGTGCCGGCGTTACTGCCCTGCGGCGAGACGGACCCGCCTTGCGCCTTGCCGGTCACCGTTGGGCAGACGGTCATGAAGCGGTTGGTGAGATCGGTGGTCCCCACGGTGATCGCTGTGGAGGCGCCCATCGCTTCCCAGTACAGCTCGCCACCGTGCACCACATCGCCCGGCGTGAGGCGCACCATCTTGATGAGCGCCCCCGCGGCGAGTGCGGCGGCCGTGTAGGTGGCGAACTTGCTTGGCCCGCCGAACAGTGCCGAACTCGGCAACCGGGCGGGCGTGCTGTCGAGCAGCGTGATCTCCCGACTCTTGACGGTGCTGCTGCCTGATGCCATCTAACGATCCCTCCTGTGAAGGTAGGCACGTCGCGCGCTAGCGCTCGCGCAGATGCGACAGCGGCGACTGCCGTTGGAATTCATGTAGGTATTGGCCTCGTCATAGGGATGCCCGAGGGGACACTGCGTGCGATGCTTTGCGGCCACCTGGGTCGAACGCCACGGCGCCAGCGCTTTTGCGATCTGCTGCCGGCGACGTGGCGACATGAGCGCGAAGATCGTCATCATGATGCTGCGGGCGTGGATGTTGGAAACGTGCCAGCGATGAAACGGGCTGTGGTTCTTGTTCTGGTGCTCGTAGCGCGCGATATGACCCCCAAAGATCCGTTGCAATCGCACGAGCGGTTCGAGTTGGACTTGCGACACGACAATTTGTGCCGCTGCCCCGCGAGATTGGAAACATCCCTCTCCCTCGATAAACCCGGCCGCCCATGCGATATCAATGGAAGTCATTGATTTTCTTAGCTTTCCGTTATATCGACCTGGACCACACCCTCCTCCATGACGCGCGTCGAGCCCGCCGACAGGAGCGCGTTGGCCTGCCAGGCGTTGTTGAGGTCGTCCCGCTGGGTGATGTGCACCTCCAACTCCATCGGGATCACGAGGCCCATCGCCGCCTTGTGCCACGCGATGCACGAGCGCGTGGTGGACGCCAGCGCGAGCTGCGTCGTCTCGATCCAGGTGAAGCCCAAGAAGGGCCCCTGCAAGGTGCCGGACTTGAGCGCCATGAGCTGGGTAAAGTCGGACGACGTGACTTCCGTCTCGGACAGCAGATCCTCCAGCCCCTGCGGGCTGATCGCGAAGTACCGATCGGCCTTGGGCACGTTGTTCTCGTTGAGGATGCGCGCGGCTTGCAGCACCTTCTCGAAGGTGAGCCCGACCCCGCCCGCCGCGATCTGCTGACCCGACCCGATCGCCACGGAGGCAGTCGTGTCATCCGCAATGACCGCGGTCGAGCTGCCGAGCGCGGCCGTGAACACGGCCGAATTGATGAACCGCGCCCAGGCGTGCGCGTGGTTGACCGCGTAGTCGTTCTTCGGCTGGATGAGCATCTTGACTTCATCGTGGCGGTCGAGGACATACGCCCCGCCCTTGTCGGTGAAGGTAACGCGCCGCCTGGAATGCGTCGCGTTCATGATGTGCGTCGGCTGGTGTCGGCTGGTGATGGACGCGAAATCCGCGTCGTCGGCCAGCCGCTCGAAGTGGTACGTCTTGCCCTTGACGCCAGACTTCACCCGGACGGCCTGCCGCACCTTGTCGTCGATGGCGGCATACTGGCGGGTGATCTCGGCGGTGTAGGCGTGGACGAAGGCAATGTCCACCGTCTCGGCCATGATCCGTATCTCCTCGTACTCTCAGTGCGAACGGCCACTGCGGTTCGAGGAGGAATCCGGCCGATCCGGGCCCCTCTCACGCCTCACGCGGCGTGTCCCTCGCTGGGTCTTTCCCCAGCGCCACCGGGCGCCTTGCGGCGGAATCCGGTGCTGTGCTGCTCGCCCTGCTACGCGGTGGGGACGGTGCCCCCCGCCTTCAACACGCGGCGGATGGCCGCGAGATACCGCTCGCTGAGCGCATCGTCGCCGGGCTTGGTCTCCATCTCGCTGCGGAGCTTCGTCACCTCGGCCTGCATGGCTTCGATGGACTGGCCCGGCGGCACCTCGGTGGTGATCTCGCCGTGCTCCATCATCCGCTCGCCGATCCGCACCAAGCCCTTCATGAGCGCGAGGTTATTGCCCCTGCCTTCGACCGCTTCGGCCAGTTCGGGATCGTCGCTGAAGAGATCGCGCACCGTCTGTCGGGCCAGGGCGACATTCCGCCCGTACTGGGCGCCCCACTCCTGCTTGAGACTCGTCTCGGCGCCCTTCCGCGCCTCCGCGATGAACTGCGTGATGCGATCCCCTTCGCTGACCGTGTAGCCGCCGTACCAGTCCAGGATGGCCTGCGCCTGCTTGTCGGTGATCCCGGCACTGTGCGCGGCACCCAGGAAGCCCTTGAAGCCCTCCTCATCCAGCGCGAGCCCGGAGTCCTCGGGGAAGGCCGGCGGGCGGGCGGTGTACTTGTCCACGCTCGCGGGCCGCCCCAACGCCGTGTAGAAGGCGTTGACCTCCTCCGGCGGGGCGCCGTCCTTCGGCACCTTGAGCGAGCCCCCGACCATCTTCTTGGTGTCGATGAACCGCTTGGCGAGGGTCGGCACGTCCGGCACGTCCTTGAAGGAGGGCTCGGCGCGCAGCTCCTCGGGCAAGCCTTCGCGCCAGTCCGGCGTCCCGGCTGGGGGCGTCTCGACGACTGGCGGTGCCTCAACGACCACAGGATCAGGCATTGGTCACCTCGTGGGGTGTGAGCATGTTCCCGGCGGTATCAGCCGCGCGGATGATGTGGGCCACCATGTCGAGGCGCCCGCAACGCACGGCCGGATCGCCCGCGCGCTCGGCGTAGGCCAGCATCTCCTGGAGCACGTCGGCCCAGCCGCTGGTCTGCACGAGCATCCGATAGGCGCTGGCGCGGCGATCCAGGATCTCCTTCAGCTTGGCCTTGGTCTCGTCGGGCGTCATGCCGCCGCCTCTTGCGGCTGCTGCTGCGCCGCGCTCTCACTGAGCGTCTTGAGCATGGGCGCCGCCTTGCCTGCGGCGTCCGCAGCCTGTTGGGCGGCGGCGAGCGCCTGCATGACGGCTTCCTTCTGCATCCGCTGGGCGCGGACCTGATCGCGCTGCTCCGTGTCCGTGAGCCATTCCGACGGCGCGCCGGAGGTCAGGAACACGTCCCGGATCATGGCGTCGAGGTCGAGGTTCTCCTTCGTCTTGGCCATGACTTCCGGGTCGGGGAGCAGGGGCGTCAGGAGTTGGATGGACTGCTCCAGCGCCGAGAGCCGCGAGGACTTCTGGCTCCGCGCCAGGGGCCCCTCGTATTCGATGTCGAGATCCTGCCCCGCCAGTTCCGGTGGCGGCTGGGTAAAGGCGCCACGGCGCAGCATCATGGCGAAGGTCAGCCCGATGATCTTGTTGAGGAACTCGGACTCCAGCCGCCCGAGCGTGGGCCCGAGGATGCGGCGCATCGTGTCCCAGCGGCGCTCGACCTCGGTGGCCGTCATGGTCTTGCCGGTCGGCAGCTGCAACTGCTCCCAGAAAAAGATGCGGCGCACCCGCTGCCGACGGTCCTCGTTGAGAATCTGCGCGACGTCGAACTTGGCGCCGAGGTTCATCGGCTGAATCGCGTTCGGGACTTCGATCACGGTGTACCCGCCCGGCGTCTCGTCGATCTCACCCAACACCCCATCGGCCAGGATCGTCTTGGGCGGCCGGATCGCCATGGCGCCAGCGTCCAGCACCATCTCATCGGCCCGGTTGAGAGAACGGATATCGGGGAGCGCGAGCATCCCCGGGCCGCGCCCATAGACCTCGCCGGAGGTTTTCTCCCACCGGGGGACGACGTAGCGAAAGTCCTTGAACCCGCCCTCGTCGATGATCCGCTTGCGGGCCAGGTCCACATAGCAGGACGCCCACGCCATGTTGGTGGCGGCGTACTTGCTCGGGTCGGCGTCCGTGCGCGGATAGACCGCGTGCAGGATCGTGACCAGCTCGTCGGGCTTCGTCTCGGCCAGACCTTGCAGCACCTCGCCGAGGTGGCCCGGCCAGAGGATGGCGCAGGCGCGCGCCGTCATCTGCTCCTCACGCATGATCGTCTCGACCACGCCATCCGGCCCCTCGGCAATGACATAGGCGCCGACCGGATGCGCGCGGAAGAGGAAGCCACCGAAGGGTTCCTCGGGATCGTCCGGCTCCTTCTCCCCCACGAACATGCACCCGGTCCCGAAGGCCGCGAGATCCAAGTAGACCTCGTTGACCTCGGCGTAGTAGTTCGACTGGCGGTAGCCGAGATACAGCCGCTGCTCCGTGTCCTCCAGCCAGTCCATGACGCGCTTGATCTTGTTCACGCGGTCATCGCGCGTCTTGAGATGGAACCACGGCGCGGCTTGGGACGTCAGCGAGCCGCCCATGTTGGCCGCGAGATTGTGCGCGGACTCGGCCCCCGTGGCATCAAAGAGCCGCGTGGTCTGCCGCTGGCCCGGCGTCACGGCGTTCTGCTGCCGGTTCAGGATGGACCCGCGATGCGGCACGATGAACTCCGCGCACTCGTCCCAGAGCGGAATGAAGTTCTCGCGCCGGGTCTTGAGCGTGTCGTACCGCTTGACGATGGCGACGGGATCAGCGGGCACTAGCTCGCCTTCGGCCCCTCACCGCGGAGCCGCTTGCCGTCGGGCAGGAGGACCGTCAGCCCCGGCTGGATCTGCTCGTAGACGATCACGTGCGCGCCGCACTTCTCGCAGGCGCCGGGGATGCTCGGCATGCGCTTCGTCGCGGCGTACCGCTGCTTGGGCGGCCAGAGCTTCACCTTGACGAGGTGCCCGTCCTTGCCGTCCTCACAGATGCGCGGGGTGTGCGCTTCCCGCCCGGTCACCTTGAACTCCGGCGGATCAGCCAGGGGGTTGTCGAAGATTGCCGCTTTACTCTCAAGCATCATGTCCCTCCAAGGGTGCGGCGCCCGGTGGGACTGCCCCCGGTGCCGGTCTGTTCCGTGCCGCCGGCGAGGATCGTTGAGGCGCGCCCCCGCCGCTTCTTGAGCGCCGCTGCCGCCTTGGCCGCCGCAGCCTGCGCTTCCGTGTTGTCCACGGGCGGCGGAGGCGGCGGAGGGGGCGGACTGGGCGAGCCTCCACCCCCGAAGAGTGAGCCCATCACAAAGCCCTTCCGAGATCCGACAGTCGTTCTTGAAGCTTCTGAAGGGCGTTGCCCATCTCTAGCGTGAGCCCATGCATACCAATCGGCTCAGTCAGCTTCGCTAAGTCCTGTGGCACAGGTCCATGAACCCGCTCGCCGATGACGTCGAGTTCGAGATGACACTGGCGAACCACGCCCAAGAGATGCGCCAAACGAGTCGTGATCGTCTCAAGCGGTGGCACATTCACCGGGTTCTGAGCGAGTGCTTGTCCAACACCAGAAGCCATCACTTGTCTCCCTTCCGCACGCCCGCCATCTTCGGCGTGACGCGCTCCGGCTTGCCGTGCATAGACCCGGCGGCGTAGTCGTGCAGCTGCCGCTTCGTCATGGACTTGCGGAGCGCCTTCGCCTTGGGGAAGGTGGCCCCGTGCTCGGCGGCCATCATGAGGCGCTGCTGCGACTTGGACAGAGCCGGAGACATCAGTCTCCCTCCTTGACGGGCCACCAGCGGTGTCCCCGCGGATGCGCCCACTGTTCAATGCGCGGTGAGATGCCGATGAGGAAGGGCAGGCTGTCCTCACACAACCAGCCCGTCCTCCTGTCCCGGAGCCACGTGCAGACCCGCGTGTAACCTTCGACGAGGCAGAACGGGCCATGCAGCGTGCGGCCGACGGCGATGGGTCGCTCGATGGGCGTCTCGAAGCCATGCCACTCCGGCTCCGTGCGACCGGGATCGCGCTCGCCCGCCAAGTCCACCAGCCTCTGACTCGGCCACTTGGCCTGCCACTCGGGCAGGTTGAAGAAGCGCAGCGCAGTGACCCCCGCCAGATCCAGCTCGTGCTCGTACCAGTGCAGGTCGAGATGCAGCAGGCTCGACACGAGCTGGCCCCGCATGGCGATGATGGCGTCTTCCACGCTGGCCCAGCCATCCGGCGAGATCGCGTCGAACTCCTGCGCGCGGAGCATGCTGAGGAGATGGACCGAGACAAGGCCCGCCTGGAGCGCCTGATCTCCTCGCGACGAGCGCAACTCGGCCACGCCCCACGCCCGGAGCATCTGGCTGGCTGTCGCGGGCACCCACTGGCCCGCCGGCATGAGCTTGGCTTCGGTGCGGAGATCCTCAGGCTCCCAACTGCCAAACGGCTTCCAGACGCACGGACGCCCGGCCACGAGGCACTCCCGTTCGATCTTGGGGCCGCTCACGCCGTTGTGCGTATGGGTCACGATACGGAGCGCCGGCTGGACCTCGGGATGCGCGATCAGCCAGAGCGTGACATCGCGACCCGAGCCTGGACGCCCCAAGTCGTGGTCGAGATGCAGCGTCCCGTAGGACCGCGCCTGCAAGTGGGCGATGGCCACCTCCGGGTCATCCGTCCAGTCGATCTGCTCCGTGCCGTACTGATCGAAGAACCAATCGCGGCGGAGCGGCGTATCTTCGACGAGCAGAATCCTATCCGACATGGAGGAGCCTCCCGAGCGCGCGCCAGGTCACGGCGAGGATGATGGCCATCGTGCCAGCCGAGACGGCCAGCAGGACAATCAGGACGACGCCCACCAGCCAGTCGGGCCACTCATGCGGCTCGTGCGGGTCTGTCCGAGAGGGGGTCACGAGACGGACGCGATGAAGGACGGGCTTCATGGAGAGGTCTCGTAGATCTGGTTGTTCCAGTTCATGTTGTGTGCCCTCGTCGCCTCGCGCCTATCGAGCCGCCGCAGAATCTCCAGCGTCTCCATTTTCCACGGATCTTGTTCATTGTTGAGCTGCGTCTGCCGATGGATCACCCCGTTCCGAAAGTCGAAGGCGCCCAAGCACACCATGGCGATCTCGGCCGCCACGAGGATACCGCCGCCAATCGCCAAGGCTTCCCACCACGGCAGCGTGCCGAGATTGCGGTAGCCCGAGAGAAACGCGCCCCCCATAGCGATCTTGATCCAGGGCTCGACGGTCTGCACGGTATCGCGCCCCCGGGTGCGCCAGGCGTAGTAGGTGCCCAGCCACCGCCAGCGGCGCGCGAGGCTCTCGCCCATTCACAGCCTCCTGAAGATCACTTCGTAGCGCCCCGACCCACCCCAGAACGCCCCCGGAGTGTCGGGCGTGTTCACGACAATGGTGCTGATGGGATTGCCCCCCGAGCGGCCTGCACCGGCTGCCGTCAGGTTGGGCGTCAGCGTCTTGGATGTCGGGCTCTCGGCGGTGACGGTGCACTTCTTGCGGATGACCATGGCTTACTCCCCCTTGTCCGCGCGTGGAGCGCGCCGGGCGTGCACGTCAGACACCGGATTATCTTCGCCACAGGCTAGGCAGACGGTGCCACCCAGTCGTGTCTTGACCACCCATGCGGTCGGGTGAGGACACGGCACGGTCATGCGGTCCGCACAAACGGCCGACGCTCGCGCCCATGATCTAAAATATTGTAGGTCTGCTTGACGGTCAGACGCCGCGGCGGCGCCGTGTGATCCCGCGTGGGTGCCATGCCTTCGATCAGGTAGCAGAAGGCGTCCCCGTAGTCCTCGTGGGGATGATTTGGCTTCTTCGGGAGATCGCGGGAAACAGCTCCACTCGGGCCCGTCGGGTAGTACCAGCCCCCGTTGAGCGCCTTGATGAGGCCCACGCACTCTTCGGGGTCGAGCTGGAGCACGGCCGTCCCCTGCGCCAGCCGGTTGAGCACGGAGAGCATGGGATCACGCCGCCCCGGCCACGACACGGGCCCCGGCCGGTACACGCCCGGCAGCATGGCGCGCATCACGCGGAGCGCGTTGGCTTCGATGCTCGTCTGCTCGTCGGTGTCCAAGGCGGGATCGTAGTGGACGCGGATTGCCTCGTGGTCCCGGCCGCGGCCCATCGCCCAGGGTGCGTGCTGCGCGAGCCAGGGCAGGAGCGTGGCGTCCAGGTGCTCGCGGATGCCTGCGCGCTCGCTGACCAGGGCGGCGAGAATGCAGAAGCGCCCCGCTTGCCGCTGGCCGATGACCGTGGCGCAGGTGTGGTCCGCGTCTTGCCCAATCCACAGTGGGCCCCACTCAGGGCTCGGATGCAAGCGCCGGCCGTAGACCACGTGTGTATCCGCGTTGAACCCGACGGCCACCTGCGCACCCAGCATGATCGTGCCCGGTTGCCCATCAAGGAGTCGGCGCAGCATGTCCGGGCGATCCTGCAAGGCTTCCCGCCACTCGGCCCGCTGGGCTTCGCTGGCCCGCTCCCCGGGGGGGATGCGGACGTACGCGGACCCCGGATGCTGCCGGACCACGAACCGCTGCCAGGTCCAGTGATCCTCGTCCGGGTAGTTGAGCGTCATGATCGCCGGGTGACAGTGGGACGGCAGGCGTAAGGAGGTCATGCCGAGGCCCCAGGCCGAGCTACTGAGTCCAGACGACTGCACCAACATTGAGGCAGGGGCGGGCTCTTCGAACCAGAGGCCGTGGGACTCCGCGCGCAGCCGGTCCATCCCGGACTGGTCCTCCACGCCAAAGAGGCGAAGCGACACGAGGACGGTCCCGTCAAGGATGAACTCGGCGGTATGCCCTTCCCCACGAACATGCCAGAGCCCGGCCCAGCCAGGATCGCGGAGACTGTCGTGGGTCTTGTTCTTGTGAGAGGCGAAGGTGTCCGCCACGCCGAGCCATTTGCACGGGAGCGGATAGCCGGCTTCATGGTGGCGCTTGGCGTGCGCGACCATGGCGCCCAGCGCACCCCACGTCTTGCCGTCCCCACGAGTGCCGAAGGCGGCGACTTCATGCGCGGTCCCCGTTGCCGCCGTCTGGATGAAGTCGTACACCGTCTGTCCGAAGCGGAGATCCAGGGTCGCCGGGGCCGAGATCGTGGCCATTCACCGCCACCTGCGTCGAACCCGTAACCCCAATGATGACCTGGACGGGGCGCAAGACATCGACGTGATCCCCGATCCGTGCGATGGGGAACCGACGCTCAAGAAAGAAGAACGCGACCTTGAGCCGCGTCTCGCGTGGGGTTTTCTTGGCGCGAGCGATCCTGAGCGCCAAGCGCAGCATCTCGTCGCTGTAGTCGTCGAGGTTGAGCGTGCTGGGCACCCGTGGCTAACTCCCGCGCAGGTGGTCAGAAGGTGCCCACCGTGGTTCCATATAGGCCCCGTACCCGGCTGTCATCGGGATATCCTATACCACGCATCGGGCTACCCCTGTCAAGGGAATCTTGGACGGCTTCCGGGTAGAAGAGACACCAACCCCCGATCAGGTCTCCCCGACCGGGGGCGGTGTGCTCATGCAAGACATCCTAGTGGGACAAGAATGCCCCACACCGATTTACCTTGTCAAGCAAATCCTGTCATGCGACCCTCAGCGTGCTCATGATAGGCATGGGTTGCGGAAACCCCGCGGCGTCAAACAGGGGAGTAAAGAGCCCACTGGGGACCCCGGTCGCGTCCTATCATGCGGGGCAAGTCTTTTCCCCCTTCCTTCGCCCCGACCTGACGACGCTGTAGCACTCCGCTCCCCATAGGCAGCATCAGCTTGCCCCTTACATCAGGGAGCAAAGAAGGGGGAGATCTATGCTGCGCTGCGTTACGCCTGCCCGCCCCGCACGCTCATCGGCACCCCGTACTTCTTCGCCATCGTGGTCGCCAGCTCGAACATGCCGACGATGACCTTCTGGCGCTCGGCCGGCGTCAGCTCGGCCTTCTCATCGTGCGCCGTCCAGTTGAGATCGGCGTCGAAGAGGACGACGACTTCGCAACGGATCGTCGGGGTGAGGAGAGAAGACGTCAGCATGCTGAGAAAGCCAGAGAACCACAGTGCAAGAGCCCGTATCATTTCCGCTTATCCTTCACGAACCGCTGAAGGGCGAGAATCAGACGACTCGCCTGATTCACAGTCAGATGTGCTGCGCCGTTATTATGCTCCAACACGCCGCCCTCGATGAACAACCAACCCCGGGTCATGGGGTCGGCACTCGACTCGCGCACACTGATCTGACTACCGTAAGTATCTCTCATCACCGGCCCGTACAATTTGAGACCGCGGGCATTGTCTACCGTCGGGTATCGCTTCATGGCGCCACCCTCCCTGACAAATGCCCTGCCTCGCCTCGCCTCGCCTTGCCCTGCCTCGCCTTGCCCAGCCAAGCCTCGCCAGGCCCCGCCGTACCTGGCCAAGCCCAGCCGCGCCTCGCCCCGCCGCGCCCCGCCCCGCCTTGCCTCAGGGCGCCACCCGCCCCCAGATCGTCAGGATCACCAACCCCAGCGGCGCCACCCGGAGCGGCAGGCTCGTCAGGCAGAGCCCGGCGCCGATGACGGCCGCCGCTGACCACGGATCGGCCCAGTGGAGCCCGCTGCCGA